AACACAGGAACATATGTCGCATCAGTTCTTATTCCATTTTGTAAACATAGATGGCGTGCGGCTGTACTTGGCGACGACAATGTCGCAATTGCAATTATTCCTAAATCTTCGATTAGTCAACTTGAGATTGCCTTTCTTCAGAGAGCAAACTCATTGGGTATCAAAGCTAAACTTGTTATCTCTCAATCCCTCTGTAACGTTACTTTCTGCAGTGGAGCCTTTTGGCCTACAAAAGAAGGTTCAGTCCTTGGGCCGTTACCTGGAAGAGTGTTATGCAAGCATGGCTGGGCCAACCGACACCCTAAGTACCTTGCGAAAGCAATTGGGAAAGTGGATGGATGGTCAGTCGCTGCGAGAGCCCATGCACTTGGAATGCAATATTTGTCGAACCATGTACCCCTCTTATCTCAGTATTGTAAACAGATCCTCAGCATTGTTCCAAAAGTACGGGTGGACCCGGTCAAATTTGACTGGACAAGCCTGGAACGGAAACATGACTTGGATCCAAAGGGAATTTCTTTCTTTCTTAAACGTTACAATTTATCAATTGCCGAATATGAAACCATCAAAGCATATATTAGGAGTGTCAAACAAATTCCTGCTGCGATTTCCCCACCAGCATTGGTCAAAGTTTATATGGTCGATTGCAACTAGTTTAGCTGGCCAGCCTGAATCAAGCAATCTCCCCCCATCTATTAAAATGCCTAGCATTACGCAACTCCAATCTGAATGGAAATCTCAAGGATTTTCCGCCAAGAAAATCGCAAAATTGACCAGAAAACATGAAGGTAAAATGCCCATCCAAAAAAAACAAAAAACAAAATTTAAAATGGAGCATAGTGCCGAAATTGTCTTCGATGTCATCCAGGATAATGGTCAAGTCCAAATGTCAAAAGTCCTCGATGCTAAAATCGTACCCCGTCTGACCCGTATGGCTCGGAACTACGATAAGTATCGTCTGGCAAATGTTGACTTTCAATGGATCCCGTCAATCGGTTCTTTAACCGGTGGAAACGTGGCCATGTATCTTGAAAAAGATTTGACAACTACTGATCTGCCTACTAGTGTTCAGGAAGTCATGGCGCAAGCTAATGCGGTCATGGCACTTGCTCGTCAGAACAAGCATATGTCTGTAAGTACTGGAGGATGGCGTTTCACCAAAGATCAACCACAACCTTCTGCATCTGCATACGGAATCTTGGATTTCGTGGCTAGTGCCGTTGAGTGAAGTATCTCAAGGTGATCGTCTGGGTTATGTGAAAATCAAATATGATTATGAATTCGACATTCCTAGTGTCGAAAGCGATATGATCGTTTTGAGTGATACACAGATCACCCCTTTCGTCCATCAAGACGGAGCCTCAGGCAACTACGGTGGCCAAATGTACTTCAACATCCCTGACCTGAACAAAGACAGTGCAGTCATTACTTTCGTGAAAGCGAACCCAAATGATCAAATGGACTTCATCTTTAACTCCGGAAACGTGACCGATGCCATTCAGGCGTATTTCCCTGGTGCTGTAGGCGCCAATGGACCAGAAAATGGTCTATCTTGGTTAACAGGGAATTCCTTCGCCGTGGCCAAATGGATACCTGGTGTTTCCAATGTTATTGATCAAGCAAAAAAAAC